ACCTAGATCTACCATGCTGCCCACACTGGCCATGAAGTCATCGTATTCATACAAGGCATTCAACACCTGTAGACTGTGGCTGTGACTGTCACCGGGATGCACAAACTTCATACCTGTATGTCCTCCATACCTGCGGTCCGCAATCTCACAATATGTCCGCTCATCCATGATTTACTATCCAGGCCTTTCATGATGCCCAGCCAACGATTGCGCAACAGGGCAACTTCGTTGATGATAGTCTCAAAGTCTATGACTTCGTCTTCACCATCCACATACTTTTCTGCATCTCGAGATGTCAGAGCACGGGCGTAGCCCTCTAGATATTTCTGGAAATGTCTACGCCGGATCTTACGCAACTGTATGTTCAAGTGGTTGAGTATGGCTTCGATTTCCTGCAGTTGATTGAATCTGTGTTCGGTTATGCCCGGCAGTTCTTTGATGTTTCTTTCTACCAAGCCTGTGACACGTACGTCAAGGCGGGCATCTTCCAGCTCATGTTCGTAATGGGCAATGAAGTCTGGTATGTTGCCTAGATCAGCGACCACACGGCTATACCACATCAATAATCCTTGTCGTCGTCATCCTCATCATCATGCAGATCTTCATCATCTTCTTCGTCCTCGTCGGCATGATCTTTAAGGTAGCTGGTCAGAGCACGCCGCACTTCTGCATCACCTTTAAATGTGTCTCTGATTTCGTCTGCAGCCACATCATTGTCAATCAACACAGAGATTAGAGTTTCTGCGGCTTCGCTTCGATCCACAGTGTTTACATACCGCTTGATCTCATCCCAAATTTCTCGGCTTAATTCTACGCTCATTTATTATTCCTCCGTGGCTGTTTCTTCAGTACTTACCGTTTCCCGTTGATTTGCAAAATCAGCCATGACCTTGTCTAAACAACCTTCTTCGTTGCTTTCCCAGGCCTTGCGGAACTGTTTGATGATCTCGCCATCCGACGTCACAAACATGAGTCGGTTGCCGTCCTTCTTCAGCAGGCCTTTCTTTTCAGCCAAGTCAGTAAGACCCGAATAAGGATTCATGCCTGTTTCATAAGGAATCTTGACCTGCACACCTTCAAAGGGTTTGGCGTAGCGTGTTTTCATTACCTTGCATCCAGCACGGATGCCCATGACTTCCGAAATCTTGTTACCGTCTTCATCTTCTTTGAGCTTCATCTTCTTCATGGCCACTACGATACTGCTGGCATAGATAAAGCCTTGTCCACCCGAGATTTTGTCATCGGGATCAAACATGTCCTGGCTGGCATAGGTATGATTGGTACACACCAAGCCCACATTGTAGTTTCCAAACATGTTCACACAGTTACGAACCAAGGCTGTGAGTGCCTTGGGCTTGCGACCCAGGTCACCTTTCATTTCACCAGCATCAAACTGGTTTACGTCAGTGGGTGTCAGCAACATACCCAAGCTGTCTATGATAAACATGACCTTAGGCCGCTCGCCATCGGGCAAGGCCTTGTAGTCGGCCATGAATGTTGAGATGGTCTTGGCCACATCGTCAATCATGCTCATGCTGAGTTTGAGTAGTTTGCTTTCGCTGGTATCTACTCCCAAGGCCTTGAGCCAATCCTCGTCCAAGGCATTTTCACTATCGATCAACACAACAAAAATGCCTTGTTGTTGTGCGTGCTTGGCAATGTTGCCTGAGCAGATATAACTTTTACCTGCACCCGAGTCGCCGGCAAACACAGTGACCTTGCCCAAGGGAATACCCTTGTTGAAGTCTCCCGATATCAAGTAGTTGAGCGCAAAATTGCCTGTGCTGATCCAGTCGGTGGGATCGTTGAAGCCAATACTGAGTCCATCAATACTTTTTGTAATTTCCTTGCGGAACTTGCTTACGTCAAATGGTTTTCCCATTGTTAGTTTCCTTCTCTAAGTTTGTATAATTCTGTAAAAATCTTACTGCTATCTACTCCACGCCGTTGATCCATCACTGCTAATTTTTCAAATGACTCTGTCAGGTTCTTTTCAATTGGTTGTTCTATATAATGCAACATGTTTCGATAACTGTCTTCAAGAAGATATCCAGGTTGCTCGTTGAGCTTAGATTCCAATTTAGTCTTTAACAAGTTTAACATATTTTGTGGCAGATGTCTAATATTTAGGTACTCCGGAGTTAGTAATGCACCAATAATAAAACTATTGTTATGGAATCCCAGACCTTTAAGGTAATCTACGTATCCAAATACGCTATCATAATTCAAAAGAAACCATAGCATGTTAAAACTTATTTTATGATCCAATTTTCTGATTGTGTTTAAATTATCTAAAAAATCTTGCCAACGTCCACCAAATCGTATGTATTCAAATTCATCCTCTATAGTTTCTGCACTCACTGTCCAATGGACATTTTTAAAACCACATACAGCATCAAATACTCCGGTATCGACCTTGCTAAGATTGGTGTTTATCCTAAGATTAACATCTGGGGTCAATTCTTTTAAAAGTTCAAGATTCTCCTTCATAAGCAATGGCTCACCGCCGGCCAGATACACATGTTTGAGATTTTTAGCGTGTTGATAAATGTATTCTTTAAAGTCTTTTTGTTGTTGTTCGGTTGGTGTTGCGTTCGTAACATTTAATTCATTGCTCCACTTGCTACTGAACTCCGGACCACAATACACACATGCAAAATTGCATAAATTAGTCCAACGCACATCAATGGTTTGCAAATCAAAATTGTTGGTTCGATAAGTGTCCAATGGTGTTTTTTTAAATTCTTTTATGTAAAAAATCCTATCACTGATGATATCAAATCCTTGTTTACTATGTTCTAATTCATAACAAGTATGACATCCAGCGGCTGGTTTGTTTTTTGTGATGTTTATTTGTTTGGTTACATTCGTTGGACCCAAAAGTATTTCTTCAATGGTATTGTCTTTGATGTTGCCTAACCCACCAGTTGTATAATCACTGCGAATACAATTTTTTACTTTGCCATCAAAGTTATACATCAATCCAGTCCACGGCATTGGACAAAAATGTCGGTTTGTTAAAATATCTTTTGGCGTCATTGTGGCCCTAAGGAAATATCAGAAATTGTTAAATTATTATTTTTAGCCATAGACAGCACATCCAATAATGTCCTTGCCCAGTTACTGACATCGGCTGCCGGAGGAACGGTTTGCCCGGATTGTGTAGCAATATATCCTGGTCTGACAATAGTGATGTTGACACCAAGACGTTGGTGCCGTAGTTGTTTTGCCATTTCTTCAAGAGTGACTTTTTGTTGATGATAAGCTAACATGTCTAAACCCGGAAGTACCGAAACAGGATCCTGGGTCATCTGAGTGCTAATAACTATAATATGTTTTTTTGTTCCTGTCCACCGCTGGGCCATTTCAAACAATAGTTCTGTCTGTGCATACCCGGCCTGAGCATTGTTTACAAACATGTCACAGGGCTCAATCTGATCTGCTATTTTAGGAATATTCCTTATGTTGTTGCCCTCACGCCGGCTGAGACCCACAATATCATGTCCAAGTTGTGAATAGATTTGGGCAAGGGCTTGTCCTATACCCGCGGTGTGTCCTGTTATTGCTATTTTCATAGAATGTTTCTTAACTTCTTTTGTTGTGCTATATATGCTTCGCCGGCAACAATATTGTGGTTATTGACACTCAACTCAATGGGATTTTTTAGATAAGCCCAACTGTGATCAATTCCGTGATTGTATGCAAATTCTTGGATGTTGGCAAGGTCATCCACATTTAGGATGCTGACTGTGGTCCATAAATTTAATTTAACCGGCATGACTTTGTATTGCATGAGATTGTTGTAGAATGTTTGCCATGATACAGGCCAACGGGCAAGTTCATGCACAGGACCTATACCATCACAGCTGACTGTCACAGTGACTTCAATGCCTTGTTGAGCTACCTGTTCTAACTCCGTTAGCACAGTGCTGCAGTTTGTGTTTAGTCGCAGTGTTTTAAGATTAGGTGGAAGATTAGCTAATATTTTTTTGTAGTTTTTACTGTAGCTGGGTTCGCCGCCGTTGATATCTAAATGAACTATGCGTTCTTGCGGCAAGGTCCAGAACTTGTCAAGATTATTGTACACAGGAAATCCCGGTCCATTCAGACTGCCTATACGGGTACTCAAGGTTTCATTGCAACTCAAGCAGGCTGCGTTACAAACATTGTCTAAAACTCCACCTACCTGCAGGTAATTTAATTGTTCAGTTTGCTTGTCTAGGTCGATGGCGTATTGTCTTATGCTATTGGGTTCGGTTTCTTGGCATCTTACACACTCGGCTGGCCACTTGTCAGACTGCATTTTTTTCCGGATCTTGACTAGCCAGACACTAGATTCCATGTCCTCTAATGTATCAAACTCAGGTGCGTTGACCATATGACCACATCGACTTACAGAGCCATTGCTGTTAAACCTAACAAAATGATCAAGTCTGGGACAATGCATAGGTTGGGTTTAGAATTTGCTGTGCATGACCAATCACATATTCATATGCTGGCAAATCAACGGTTTTTATATGTAGCAATAATTGGGCAAATGTCATAGACTGTCCAATGCAACCAAATATTACTGCGTCTATTCGTTGATACATCTCGTTGTTTGTGATTAGATTTATTTGATTGATAAGTTCTTTGGATGCTGGTAGAACCCCTAGGGGTTTCCGGTTGAAACCAGTGATGTCGCCCACAGCTGACATGGGTAAAAAGTTCAATGTGGTGTTGGAATCTGAATATCTTGCTAAATTTAACAACCAAGAAAATTGCGAAGCATAATGCCGGTTCAACGACAAATAATTCAAGGCAAACCATTCCACAGTGGTTGGATCAAGGTCTGGATTGTCTCTGACAGTGTGTTGTATAAATGTGTTAATTCCTGATACTAATCTATCTTGAGGATCTCGAACAATTATATCAATGTTGGTTAACTTTCGAATCTGTTGATTGACAAGAACTCGTCGAGGATTTTTTATTTTAAAAGCATCAAAACTACTGTGTCCATTTTTAAAAATAACATAGACATACCGCTGTGACGGTACGACTTCTAGTACCTCACAGCGGTCTGGAAATATAATGCGATCCAGATGTGACAGCATCGATCAGGCTTTTTGACGTGCCCGGATCATGGCCAAGATGTCTTCGGCTTTTTGAGTTGCGGGTTTGGCCGCCACTGGTGCTGTGGCCACTGCCGGAGCATCATCTTCATCAAAACTGCTGGCCGCCGCAGGAGCAGATTTGACCGCAGGTGCTGGCGCATCTTCATCTACCGGTGCAGTACCGGATCCACCGGCTGGAGCATTGACTCCTGCTGGACGGAAATACTGACCCCACCGTTCTGTGTCATAGGTCTGCCCATCCACACTTGCTTCAAACATTTCCTTGATGACCCGGACTTCGGCTTCACCGGGACGCTTGGGCAAGAATGTGCTCAAGTCAAACAGGCCGTGCTTTTCTACTGCGGCTTGCTCGGCTTCGGTCAAGGCCGACTCTTTTCTTGCCCACTTGCTACTGTTGTAGTCAGCGAACCCACCCTTGCTGGTCTTGCTGATACGGAAGTCCAGGCCACGCATCAAGTCTGTTGGCAGTTCTTCCAATTCTGGATCCATCAGGGCACCTTTGATAAGTGTGAAGATCTGCGGACCAATGATGAATCTACGTATGGGATTCTCTGGAGTCTTGTCATCGGCTAAGGGATTCTCACGCACAAAGCCTTGGAAAATATAACTGCGTTTTTTCCAATACTTACGACCCATGTCTTCTAGAGCCTTGTCCTTGAACCAGGTGCGAACTTCTGTCAGCACTGGGCAGGTCTCTTGCCACATCTCCATGCACGGCACTTGGACGTAGACTTGTTTAGAATCTGCTTCGCCTTTGATGCCATTGAATGGCAAGCGGATCATGGCCCGTTCTTGCCAAAAGAATGTGTTCTTTGAATTACCATCAGGCAAGAAACGGAGTGTGGCACTTTGGCCTTCTTCCATGTTCCAATGTGGGTAAATCGAGTTGTCACCGCCTGTGGAGTTTCCGCCTTGTTTGGATTCGCTGGCGGCTAGTCTTGCGCGAATTTCTGCTAATGATGCCATAGTTGAGTTGCCTTTCTAAAGTTTACTCGGTGTTGCC